GGCGTCACCTTGGTAGCCTTGATTACCTTGCGCACCTGCCGCGCCTGCCGCACCATCGCTGCCGTTACTACCGGCCGCACCGGCGTCACCTTGGTAGCCTTGATTACCTTGCGCGCCAGCGGCACCCGCCGCACCATCGCTGCCGTTGCTACCAGCCGCACCGGCGTCACCTTGGTGGCCTTGCGCGCCTGCGGCACCTGTCGCACCCGCCGCACCATCGCTGCCGTTACTACCAGCCGCACCTACGCTTCCTTGGTAACCCCTAAAGCCAATGTTACCTTGGTACCCCTGACTACCTTGTGCGCCGACGGGGCCGACGGGGCCAGCGATAGAACTATCAGCGCCAACGTCGCCTTGGTGCCCCTGACTACCTTGCGCACCTGCGGGACCAACAACGGCGCTGTCAGCGCCGGGGATTCCTTGGTGACCCGTATTACCATGCTGGCCTACGGACCCTTGGCGTCCTTGACTACCTTGCGCACCTATTCCGCCCTGAGCGCCGACCACGACATTACTCGCGGACGAGCTAGCTCCAATAATATTACCATCCCCATCAGTCGCGGTAACCTGTGACCCTCCAGAGCTAGAAGGGTTATTGAGATTACTGCCATCCAAAAGATTTGTTACAACAGTAGGCATTTTATAAATTTACGTAGTTACTTCTGGGTTTATTAGAATCTTACCTGATATAATTTTGGTTACGATAGAGGTGTCTGATAATAAATATTTTTCAATATCATACACTCCTTGCGTAATCGGTAAGGTAGTTGTTACGCTAGCTGAAACGTTAATATCTACTTGCCCCCCAGCAGCGTTGGAAATAGTCGGGCTTAGATCGAGTAAGGGTGTTACGTCGGAGTATTTATTTTTTAAATGCCCTCTTACGCCGTATCCTGTTAAGTCTTCCGCGGTTCCTTGCGCGTCTCTAATCTCTAGTCTAATCGAAAAACTGGAACCTTGTGTTATTGATAAATCTACTAACTCAGCGCTCATGCTAAGTATTACAGTAAATTACCAATGATTGAGACAATAAAAGATATTTTTATTTACCTTCTGCTAGAATTCTCGCAGCATCTTTTGAAATAGAGGGAGGGGGAACTACCTTTGTATCAGGCTTCCTAAATCCAGATACATATCTTCTAAATTCCGTTAATAGTTTCTTCGTCAAGATACCTCTATCATCAATTGGGATTAAACCAGCCCTACTAGCGTGAGCCTGTAAATCAGACTTGTTCATTTCTTTGAGTTTATCGGTGTACTCAGCTTCGTCCATCGTTCCGTATTTGGTATTTCCAGTATCCCCCCATACTTGATCTAGGGTTGACGGTTGAAATCCTTCAACTTTCGCGTGCGTTTGTGTCATTTTCTTCGCTTTAGCCTTTTTGGGGGTTTTAGCCGGTTTTTTAGATGTCTCCCTTTTGTTTTTCATGTCAGTATTGTACGATTAACATGGGCGAAATAATAAAAAAAATCAATAAAAAACCCTGCTGGGCGAACCCAGCAGGGCATGAGTTATTATTATAATGTCTTAGACAATCAGCCCCATGATAGCGCGAGCGTCGATACAGACACGGCCCTCTTCGAGGAATCCGTAAAAGCCTGTCTTCTCTACTCTGCTGCCATAAGCATTGAACTGCTCATCTGGTAACGCGGTAAACGTTCCGTTTCCGGAGCCATAATCATGACCACGGGAAACCGGGCGAATAAATGCGCCACGAGAATTATCAACGCCAATCACGATTTCATGATTATCAGCATTCCATGCGGTAGTTGTTCCGCTGGGGTCTACGTCATCAGTCAACGTGGTTAGGTTGGATCCAAGCAGGCTGTTCCACAAGGTGTTATACTTTCTACCTTTGCCGAACTCAACCAATTCTACGATGTTAACACCGTAAATGGATTGCATTCCGGCACCACGGTAGATCTCTTCGCGGACATTGTCCGGTAAAGCCTGAGTCGTGTCAGAAGATGTATACATTGGGTTATAAGCAAACGCTCGAATCATCGCCTTAATCTCAGGACTTACGTATAAATCCGTAACTCCTGTTGAGTATGGGGCGATAGGTGTTTGGCCCGAAAAGGACTCGTTGAGTCTTTTCGTGTGGGTCATCAGGTTGTTCAGGTCTTGCAGACCGAACGCTCCGATTGCATTAGCTTGAATAACGTGCTTCAGCGCAGTAGACCCACCCGCAGTTGTCGTGTGGGTGACGGTCGTTTCCGCATCAGCGAGGGCTTTCAAGATGACGGCCCAAGCGTTTCTTTCCTGCTTAATGAGAACCTCATTAGCCATTCTTTCGAGAGCTTTGCTGACGATGTCAAGCCTTGCTCTGCGAGCGTAACGTTTGTTGAAGCTGACAGCTGAATCAAGCCTGTATGTGGCAATCTTGATTTCCTGCATGCCTTCTACTTGTGAAGTGGGCAAGCCACCAGCCATATGTTGACTCCATACTGTAACGTGACCTTCTCCGTCTCCGTGATAAAGATCAAGCGGATAACTTGGCGAATCGTCTTCGTCGAATGCAGAGTCTACATAAATTTGACTTGCTGTTCCTGCAGTCATGAGAACCTTTTCGATTACCGGACCGAGAAACGCTGCGAAAGCTTCAGAAGCTTCGCGAGCTACGCTTGAATCTCTAGAACCGATAGCCTTAACAAGCTCTACCTGCTCTGGTGTTTCTTTTAATTTTAATTTCATTTTTAAATCTCCTTATTTAATTTAGGGTTTAATTCCAGTGATCGATATCCAACAGCACGAGGGTATTACCTCCAGCCGCTGCGCCTAAAGCGATCCCGACTTGAATAGATGATCCTGCATCTGTCGCTGTCATCCCACCGTTAGCGTCACCGTAAACGGCTCCACCTGCTGCGGGGGTTCCAGCTACGCCGTTGATCAAGAACATTCCTCGTCTCACGACGGGGACTGCTTGACCTACGATACAAGCTTCCAATTCAGCCGCTTTTCTCGGGTTGAATTTTAGTTGCTCACCATTTTCGTCGTAATGTGCGACGTGGTGTAGTGTCATCCCGAATGGTCTATCTGCCCCGTTCGCTTGCGAAGGGAAGACCTTAGCAGCTACACCGTAGCGCTGAGATGTTACGTTTTTAAGTCCTGAACTTGCTGCACCAGCGTCTTCCAACATCGCTAATTCTTGGTCAGCTTTCCAGCCGGTCTGGAGTGCTACCAGTGTACCGTGGGGAAGCTTTTTAGCCCAAGTGGAAAGGTCTTGTGTGCTGTCGAGACTTGTGTCGTGTAAGGAGAATAGATTTACTACATCCTTTTCGTCATAATCTCTAAATGGTTTTAATGTCGCCATAATGTTATATTCCTTTATCTGTTAATGTTTGTTAAATTACTTAAGCTCGAACTGATCGAGGCTAAAAGCTTTTTTATATTTTTGTTGCAAAGTCCCTTCTTCTGCCGTGGTAGAATTTGGAATATCTTCCATCTCTTCTTCCTGAGCTTCTTCGACAGCGTTTTCAATCGCCGTGGAATCTTCTGCGTCTTCAGTAGAGGCTTTGACTTGTTCTTGTTCTGCTTTTTCAGCTTTTTCAGCTTTTAGCTTTTCTTCCTTATCTTCCTTTGCGAGAAGTTCCCGACTCTTACCCTTTAAGAGTACCGCAAGCTTCTTCGAGTAAGACTCGAAATTTTCGTTATCCATATCTTTAATATCCGAAGCGATAACCTCCCGATCTTCATCGGTTAGTTTGTATTCTTCATCTAATGTAGACATGCGTTCATTGAATCTTTGTTGAGTTTCTCTCTCCTGCTTATCAGTCTCAAGTTCGGCTAAAGACTTCTCGACAGACGTTAGCTTTTCCTTGAGCTCTTCTTGCTCTTTGGTAATAACTTCGTTTTGCTCGATGGAGTCTTTCAGCTGATTTTCAACAGCCACCTTTTCTTCTGTGTATTGTTCAGAAGCTTTCTTGAGCTCGTCTTCGATAAAATCGGCGACGGCAGAAGCAGACATCTCTTGTAAAGACTCGTCTGTTATATCTTTGATTGACTTAATTTTCATGACTTTCTCCTTTAAAATTACATTTTTAATTGGTTTTCGTGAAATATTATTTGAAGTGGAATTGGTTTTAACCAAACTTTCTTCTTCTTTTCTGCGTTTTTTAGTTTTTTCCGTAGATACCCCTTTTACATCTGCTGCCGGGGTTTCCGTAAGCCCGATGCCGAGAGGAACCACGTTCCCGATGACCTGTCTATATGCCTTTGTGTTTTCATCGACAATTTCTTTGCCACCGAAAGCTCTTAAATGATTTTGAAGCTCTTTTATCTTCACTTCATCAGCGATAACTTCACCATTTTCTATATTTTTTTCATCGTTTTTGAGGAGGATAATGTTAAAATCCGAAAAACCTAACTCCCAGCTTGCTGATACTTTTAAGTAATTTTCGCTTGTTGGATCGCTTGAGTCCTCAATAAAACTTGCAATTTCATCATTTACTATTTTCCATATAACGCCACCCAAAGTTACGTTAAAGGGCCCGACCATATCTTTAACCTGTTCAACGGTAAGAGCCTTGTCCGTTCCAAACTCGCTGAAGCCTGCTGTTAGAATCGTTCCGATGACCCTGTCTCTATTGTGCTCTATATTGATTGGCTTATTCAAGAAGTTCTCGTAAATAGCGACCGCTGTTTTCGTATCGATTACGTCGCCATTCTTATTTACCCTGTTAGTTACGAAAGCGTTAAAAGCTATAGGGAGTAAGTCAACATTGTTTTCCAAGTCGATGTCAGGGATAAAGTCTCCGACGTCCAGCATGCTTGCTAAAGCTAAGTACTTGTCTCTTTCTTCTGAAACCGCTGCTCTTATCTGTGAATTAAAAGTTGTTTTGTATTGAAATTCTTTCATATTATACTTCCTCGATGTAGTAGACTACTGTCAACTTGTTTACGCTATCATAGCTTATTCCTTAGTATCTGCAAACGCCTCCGCTACAGTTTCCTTTCGTTAACTGGTCTGGCGTCTTGAAAAGCTTGTCGCCTTCTTTCCAATTTTTTCCTGCGTTCGAGCACGTGTATCCCACGGTAACCCCTTCTTCATTGGGGAGTTTTTTGATATCATCTACGACGCCTTCGCTATTGAAGTGTTTGCATTCTGAATTTGTGTTTTTTACATGGTCCCCCTTGGAAAAGCTAGGATACCCCTTGAATTTGTTTGCGTTAACTTTTTCCCAAAGCTCGTCATAGTTTGATTTGCTTTTCTTTTTGTTTAACCACGGCGGAAGCTTTTTGCCGTTTTTGTCTTTCTCTTCTTCATCCCCCTTCTTGCCGTCTTTCTTACCGCCTTTCTTGTCGTCTTTCTTGTCGTCTTTCTTGTCGTCCTTTTTCTTTAGAAAGTCGGGCTTCTTGGCGAGATTTTCTTCGCAATCTGCTTGCACGTGATCCACCTCTCTCAGCTCCACGGCTAAATCGGGCAAGTCTTCTATCTTTCTAGTTGACTCGTGCAAATTTTGCTTTTCATGCTCCGTCTTGGGTTTCGCATCTGGATCCCACTGGGGGTCAGCAGCAACGATTTCCACATCTTTTAGTTCCGGGAATACAGTCAAGATTCTTTTTAGGCAGTCGAAATTTCTAAATTCATTTTTGCCTTCGTTTCCCCAGTCATACCCAATGTCATTTAGGTAGGCCTTGATGCCTTCTTCGCTGGAGAAAACCATTCTAATGATTTCTCCTTCTTCTGTTTTTTCAAAGAGAGCGTATCCTTGCGGGGTCGGAAACGGTTTGTGGAGAACGTTCCGTTCTTTCATCTGTATAATGTCGTTTGTGAAATCAATGTTCATAGCTTTATTCCCATCCAAATAGTATTGGCTTATAAGGTTCTAAGTATAGTTCGTTTATGTTTTTAAAATCTAAATTTAAATTGTACTTTTTGACGTTAGCTTCGGCCGCCTTAACGTCTTCCTCTTCTGGGGTCCATGTGTCGGAGATGTCTATAAAGTTATTTATTTCCTCAGGACGTCGATCTTCGAGCACTAGCTCTAATACTTCCTGCGAGGCGGAACAATCAGGGGGAGCAGTGGTGCTCGCCTTCTTTTGCTCTTTCATCCTTAAAAACATATTGACTCTGGCAAGGCCGTTAAGGTTCAGGTTCTCTTTGGAGGAAGACGAGCCTCGAAGGTATACTTCTTTCAGCTGCTCTATCTTAATGCTGGACTTGTTCCTCTTATTGAAGCTTTTCTTTATGTCCTCCAAACAAGAAATGAGATTGCCAGAGAAAGATATTCTCTGACGTTCTAATTTTTTTTCGCTTTCAATAGACGAATCCTTTTCTTGTGGGCTTCCCTTGGACATATTTTTCATTTATAAAACAGCTCAATTCAAACGCTTTACACACTAAGAACTACACTAAAAATCCCACGCTTGGGATTCTCAAAGTAGTAATTAATTAAGTTTATTTAATTATAAGGTATGTTTCCTTTACAACAGTGTCCTTTCCAAAAAAAGTTAATATATTTTTATCCACAGGAAAGCACATCCAATGGTAATTTAAGGTGTTCTTTTCCTTGATTAAAATGATAGCTATGTCTATTGTTTTATTTAAGCTTGAATACTCCTTGCCCCTCTCGACGGAGTACCCCTTATCTTTCAACGCGTTAATCATCTCTTCTGGAAACGTTATTCTTCTGGCTTCGTTATTAAAAATAGCAGCAACGTCTCTTATGAGGGAATTAAATTTGTGGCTTTTTTGAATAGCGTGACTTATGTCTTCTTGGCTTATATGGATATTTAACTCTCTGAAAGCTTTTTCTAGGGCTTCTGGGCCACAGCTAAAAACATGAAGGGGGTCTTTATCGTCTTTTCTTAATTCAGAATAACGCGCGGGCTCACGAAATTGATCCATTAAGCCGCATCCCATTAAAATTAATCCAAATAAAAGAATAAAAAAAAAGCGCATACTATAAAAGTATTACACCTTATTTAACAAACGAGGATAGCCCTATTTATTTACCATTAGCAATCTCATTAAGTTCCCTTAGCTTGCCATCAGGTTGTCCTAATCCACCGATAACACTAAAAATATTTAACGTAGGTTTATCTCCACTGTAAACTCCGCCATGAACCGTGCTCCCAGACTTGAGCATCCTGTTAAGTTGATCTAAGGCTTGGTCTATGTGACTTTGGGGAAGGTTGTCTAGTACTTCTATCCCACCAATCATTATGACTCCAGCTGTATTTCCGGTGCTTACATCAATCCCGCTAGACAATAAATTGCTTCTAAGATTTTCCCTAACTGTTCGTGAAATCTGAACAGGATCGTGCCAGTCCTTCACCGGCGAAGCGCCGAATAGGATTAATCCAGAATTTAGTATCCCTTTATAGTCATTCTTGTCGAAAGAGGTATAGCTACTGTCTTTCGCTGAGGTCAGATTAAATAAGTGAAATAATCCAGCCAAGTTGGAGTTTGCCACGTTCCAGAATTTGGAAACTGCCACACTTGGATACAGCGAGACTACTTTTTCGTTATCTAGCAGGATCAAGGGGGAAACTATCCCTTCCCTCACTAGGCTGTATACGTTTCTTAAAGTGGTTGCCGCGTTATTGTTTACTTTTGCTCCTTCAGATTTTTTGGGCAGCGTTAAGATTACTCCCACTTGCTTTTCTTTGGTTTTCACCAGTTCTTGAACTTCCTTAGCTAAATTAACTAATGGGGTTACCATTCCTGACCCAGTACCGCCTCCTGCACCAGCGCAAATGAAAATCCTATCGAAAGATTCACCGAAAGAATATCTCATGAAATCGATGACGTCTTCTTTGTTTTCTTTGAGCTTTTGCGCAGCGACCGCTGGATCTTTACCGGCTCCACCGCCCTCTCCAACGCATAGCTTTTGTTTTAAGGATAAAGAATTTAAATCAGAACTAGCGGTGTTAATTGCGGCTACTCTATTATAGCCAAGCTTCGAAAAGGTTTCCGCCAGCCTTGACCCCCCTTGCCCTGCCCCCAAGAAACAGAATTTAAAAGAAACATCTACATCGTCCTCTACATCATGGACAAGGTAATCTTTTACCTCCCCGTTATCCTCCGGGACAAGAAGATCTTCAGGCATGGAAATATCTGACTCTCCGTAAAAAGACTTAATTTGTTCATTGTTTTCGTTTTCGTTTTTTTGCTCGCTCATATTAAAGTTTTCCTTACGTATTATTACACGTATTATAGCTCACCTTTTTCTTCTGCTTCTTCTGTCTTGCTATGGTATAATATACTTGCCATAAACGTATTAACTTGGTGTTCTATCGCTATATCTGATACCTCTTTTACCGTATCGTGATTTTTATCCACAGGATTCTTAAGGTATTCATCGATAGAGCTTTTCCAGTTTTCTTGCGTTTCGTTTGCCATAATTATACCAGTGATGCTTTCAGCGATTTCTTTTTGATCCTTATTCAGTCTTTTTACTTTGTGAGTTTTTCTCAAGGCGGCTTCTACGTTTTTTTCGAGATCCTGAGAAAGCAGAACGTTTTCCCTGACCTTATTAAAACTGAAGAACGATCTTGATTCCCTCGTGTCTTCCTGAGGAGTGCCTGTGCCCTCCGGGCGACCAGTTTGCTGCTTCTGCTTGGTGTTATTATTTTTCGCCGGTTGGCCTACTGATTTTTCGGAACCCATTTGCGCCATCTTTAGTTCGTGGCTTCGTTGTTTAGCTGCGTCCGTTGGGTCTACTCCACCCATCATTGGTATATACAAGCCCTTATCTTTCAGGCTCTTATATTCTCTTTGCGACTCAAGAGACTCCTCTTGCGTGGGTAGCCTCCCGGTTTCTATAGCCTTCAACCCTTCCATCGGCGTCAGGACTCCTATTTCGACCAGCCTACTGTAAACTTTAGCGAAGGTCGTGCTCTCCCTTAGGCTTATCTCGTCAAATATGGGCGTAGGATAATTTTTAAGGCCCACGTTCTGAGCTACCCTTCTTATCTCTGGAATCAAAAAATCATTAAGGAAAGTTTCCCTAGCTTGCTTTAACCTCGCTAAGAAAATCTCCACTTTCATTGAGAAGCTGCTAGATTTATCACCCGTAGATAATCCTCCGCCCGCTCCAGTAATCATACTGTTTAGTCCGGCTTGGATATCTGAGTTTACGATTTCGTATTTTCTAGGATCAAGAAGGTCGCCTATCTGTGGGATAACGAACTGAGCCTTGGTTGTATAATCAGCGATCAACACTCTCCCTACTGATTGGTTTTCGAAAAGCTTTTGCAGCTCCACTAAATTCTTTTGATTTACGCCCCCCTTGTCTGGGTCGGTTCCCGTAGTAACCAGCAAAACCGCTTGTTGCATTGTTCTGGCGATGGCCATGTCCATCCGTTTTAGTTCTGATTTATGATTTATATCTTCAAGAACGGGGTACCCCATCGGAACAGCGAAAGGCTCGTAATCCATTTTTTTATAGAATACTGCGGAAATCTTTTCAGCCTCTAGGGGGATTCTTATACAGTTGATAACTTGACCAGAGTTTAGTAGTTTCTTGACCTCGGCAGGCAGGGAATCTCTTATCTTCTTGTCTTCGTCAGTCTTCGCGACTCTAACTCTTTCTAGCTCGTAATCAGAAAGCACCTTGTGGTATTTTTTGACATCAGTAGAAAAGCTTAATGACCCGGATAGTTGAATGTCTGCTGGGTTAAGTATTACGTATCTATATGGGATTTTAATTTTTTTTGCGCCGAATGTTTGCGAGAGCTTCTTCACGTCTTCTTTTTTGATTTCGGCGTCAAGCCTGTATAAAAAAACGTTACCCGACCTGAAGTACTCTCTGAAAAATCTATCCTGTAAGTCTGATATATTTATTTTCTTCAATAACGCTTCGAAGAATCTTCTTGATTTTTTGCTTCCGCCTCGAAAACAAATGCTTGCCGCTGCAAATTCCGTCATTAAATCTATAGCATTCCTGAAAACAGAAAAGTTGTAATAAGCCTTTTGGCATAAAATGACAGCGTCTCTTATAGACATGCTCCCCTTGCTATCGGTAGATGTAAACGGAACTAGGCCCTTATCTATGTTCGTATACTTATCGGTTCTTTCGATATTGCTGGATACATTTCTCCTGTAGGAGGTTCTGTCGGAAGACGACGCTTTTGCTTCGCCGGAAGCTTCAGATATCATAATGGGGACGATGTCTTCTGTTTTCTTTTTGCTCGCCCCGGACCCCTTCGTTGTTGTTTTTTTTGAAACGCTCATTTTAGCTTTTTTTAGAGTTTTTTTTAGAATAAAATCTTATTTTACATTACACCATTCTGGGTGTAAAGGTCGCGGCGGCATCATCTAATTTGTAATTCATCATATCGAAGTAACACTTTACACCCCAATTGGCTAAAAGTAAACCAGTATAATTATCTTTTCTTGCCCTACCCGCGCTGGTATTCCGCTTTAAATGCTGCGGGAGATCAAACGTCTGTGTTCCTCTGGAGGTCGTCTTGACTTCGACAAGAGCGCACTGTTTCTTAACTTGATATACTAAATTATCTTGAGTTTCAATGAATTCTCCTAAATTTTCTTCACAGGCATAGTCTAGATTGACCTTAGACATGCTTTGCTTGTCGAATTCCGAACCGTTTGCCGTGGTTCTGGACGCAAACCATACTTTTTTATAATCTATATTTGCCTGAAGCAGTTCGTTTGCTTTCCTTATCCAGTCGCTTGAAAAAACTTGATTGAACACGATTCGGCGACCTTCCTTATTGTACGTGGACTTAAGATCTCTGACTTCTTTCAGATAATCCACGCCTTCTTTATTAGAGTCGAAGTCGATAACTTTCAAATTAATTCTATTGTCTATAAATAACTTGGAGTGGTTTGCAGCCTCTAGAAACATGTCTGATCCGGCGTTATCGATACATATTAACTCTGGGTCAAAGTTGTCTAATACGTAATTAAGATATTTTACATGATTATTCAAACTGCCTAAACCAGCGTAATTGTGCACAAGAGTTGAAGATTCCTTTTCTTCGTCTAGCTCCATTACAGAAATGGCAAAATAATCCGCGCTCGGACTATCGCTCATGTTGGGGTCAATGCCTATCACGTATTTTCTAGACGACTTGCCCCTTACAAGAGTGGTTGGTTCTTCCCCGTCCGGAACAGTGCATTGATGCATCTTGATCGCGCTGAAATAACTATCACTTCCGTCCGTAAATTGAGCGCAATACTCTCTCTGAAACGAAGCGTTAGAATACCCGCCGTCTTGAGCTGCCTCGATTATTGTATGGTCAATCATGTGCTTTGGCAGGGATTCGTAACTCAATTGGGACACGAAATAAGAGGAGTCCTCCTTTTCTTCTTTGTAAATATGATTAACCCAGTCTTTGTATGTCTTATACAAGTTTTCAAAAGTATAGCTTGCCGAGGATAGCGCTATCATTTTACTGTTATTTTCAAAGACCATTCTGTCCTCCTCTTTCATGAAGCCTTTCTCTATGAGCCCGTCTTCTGTTTCACGTACCTCTATTCTCTCCTTCATGTCTTGAGGGGCAACCAAAAAAGGCATGAGAACCGTATTAATTAAATCTTCCGGCAAAAGCAAAAACTCATCCAGTAAGAGCACGTTAGCTCGGAAACCGCGAATTTTTTCTCCGTTAAGAGGAATGGCCGTAATAGTCCCTCCATTTATCTGCCATTGAAATTGATCGTTCCTCTTAGACTTCGCCCCGAAACACTGCATCAAAAGCTCCGCGCCCTCAGACTCTACTATCTTTTCTAAGCTTTCGAATATGAATCTAGCTGTTCTGAACGTTGGTCCCGCTACTAATATCTTGGTGCCGGGGTTAAATATGCAATGAAGAAAGCAGAATACTGAAGCAATAAAAGTCTTACCGCAACCACGACCCCATACGCACATTGAGAAATTTTTTTCCATTAACCCTTTTAGGGTAATTTCTTGATATGGAGCCAACTTAATCCCCGAGATTAGCTCGGTCGTAAGACCCAAGTTACCGTTTAAGAATTTAGCTAACGTTAACTTAGCTTCGCTGTCAGAAAGGTTCCCCTTAATTTTCAGCAGCTCTTCATTAATGCTTTCGTCTCTCTTCGTTTTATATTTGTCTGGACAGTACCACATTTCGTTATTATTTATTAATTAATTTTCCTTTATACTTAGGACCAGAAACAAAAGGTATCCCCCTAAAGAGAAGCAGGTGATCTACATGATCCATTTCGGAATATTTTTCGTTTTCATTTTCTATGCAAAATCTATATTGATCTCCAAACATTTTCCACTTCATTCTGTATAGGGTCGTATTGGGAATTGGTTTAGGGTTTAATTCTATATCGCAACTCTGATTAATGTAAGAAATGTATCCAAACGCGAATCCCGAGTTAACCTTGTTAATACATGGATGACTATCTTCAAGTGGGAAATACTCGAAACTAACGTCTGTAACATGTAAGTCTCCGCATAGGTATGATATGTTTTGAGATGTCGGATCATTCACTTGGACCCATTTATCTACCGGATGTTTACCTAAGTCTTCTGTGCAGGGCTCATATGTAACATAATATTTTTTCATTGTCGTTTATAATATTTTTAAATCATAAGCCAATTGCAAATCTATCTTGACGTAGGAACAGCCGCTAAAAAATATTTTTTCGATTACTCTTTTTGACTCTTTTCTCCCTTTAACAAATAAGAATTGTACGTGGGGGTATTTCTGGATCAGTTGCCTTACGTTATGGAAAATATACTCCGGGGTAACTTTTATCTTCTTCGATATGTAGGGTAAGTATTTGAAGCTCATGGCGTTACTTAGAGTGTCTTCTACGAGTATAATTAAATTCGCCTCCATCTTCTTCGCTCTGATAATCTCATTTTCAAATCTATCGAAATTTCTCACGCTCAGTGTTGATATGAAATCTGCCAAAGATTTTCTTTCTATGTAACAGTTGCACGTTAACCTTGGTTCGCTAAACGTATAATCCCCGACAGGTAACGTCATGGACTGCGTACGATAATCATCCCACTTTAAAGGCAGTTGTTCTCTTGTGTCTATATGTATGGAGTATTGGGGCTTTTCGTATTCTTTCCCCTCTGTGATTTCCGTGGGAAATTGGTATTTATTTTTAAACCCAATCCTTTCGCAATAGGAATAATAATTTTTAAATATTCCATGAAGATATTGAATGGGTGGAGAAAGTATGCTTCTCAACTCTACCTGAGAAGGGGTGTAAACTAAATTTTTCTTTTCTTTTCTTTTTGTCAAAAGCTCCCCGCAATAGTTTACGGCCTCTTCAGGAGCTCTTTCTTTTAGCCAAAGGCGTAGGTTTGTGCGAGAGTTAAAGTCTGTGGAGAAATATTGTTCTTTTGTTTTGTATTTAATGATTTCTTTATCGTGAAGATCGTGTCTCGGGTAATATTTTTGATAATATCCTACCACCCTCAGCTTATGAACTTTAATATGGGCGTGAAGTTGCCTTTCCGTCTCGAAGGGTTTCTTGCAGTTTTGACAAATCACTTTTTTTTCTTCTTGCTCTGTCATATTTCATCTTCGTCTAAACCTAAGATTCTCGCTTTTATTTCATCCATAGACGACAGATTTTTCGCTTCGTCCTTAACGCTCTTTCTTCTTATCTCGGAGAGCTTGATGAGTTTCACCCTGCTTTCTTCGTCCTTCCAAACTTTGACTAAATTTAATATGCTTGCGTTTTCTTTAATTTGATTCTTGAGACGATCACTTCTCTTTTCTTTTAGATCGTTCAAAAGCTTCTGCTGCCTGTTAACAGATTGGTTGTATTCTGTTTCCGTCTTCCCTATAGCTTCGACTAGGGACATTGACGCCCTTCCGTTAGCGTCTTCCACTATGTCGTCAAGTAGTCCAGTCAAGTGCTCCTTTCTCCTTTGTATACTGGCTGAGATTACTACCTCAGAAGAAAGAACTATATATTGATCGACCTCTTCTTGAGTTAAATCTGGCTTATCGTGAGTATACCTTACGAAGCTTGACTCAAATAGTTCCCTATCTGTTGTCGTAACATAAGTATTAATTTGATAACAAAATCTATAAGTATTTATGTAATTGATTAAAGACTCAATATTCTTTTGTATCTTGGATGTGATTTTGTTTTTGTTTATGGATCCATTAGTGTATTTGTTTACCTTGAATAAGGTCTTGTCGAACGTCTTAGGCGGTTTGTATTTTTCCGTAGGAACTTCGTCTGGGGATTCGAAGGCGGTTGTGGGCTCTAGTTCTTTTATGAAATCGCTAACTACTCGCGCCTCTTGGTTTAAATTACTTAAGCTTGGGTCTTTAAACAATATCCTTGCCATTTCCACGGAACTCATAAATTCAAGATTATTCTTTATGAAAATTTCGTCTTCTTCGGTGAGGTCCATTTTTGTTTTCGCTTTGTATTCGTGAGCCGCCCTAGCCTTTATGCTCCTAGACGCCAAGAAGGCCTTAACAGCTTTCCCCTCTTTGGTTCTTCCGTCTAAGTCTTGATTGGGGAAAGCGAGCCTTATAAGCTCCAATAGCGAAGGCGGGGAATCTGGTCTGGAATTCCACTCTTCTAGAACTATCTTTTCTTGATCTTCTGTTAAGTTGAAGCTACTCATCTTTTGTATTTTCTAAATCGGCAGGCTTCAAGTCTTCCGGCGTACTTGCCGCTGTCACTTCTTGCTGCTCTTGACTCTCTTTGATTCTTTTGATAAACGGGACCCAGTATGAGTGTCCATAATTTACGTAGATTTCCTCACCCGCTTTAATGTCTCTTATGGATAATATATAAATCAAGGCTTCTGTTGGGTGTGACCAATAAGTGGAATTGTACCCCTGCGAAATATCTAATTCGTTCTCGGCTTTTAAGTCGTCTCCAGACTTGGGCTGCTTTTCTCGCGTCTCTCGTTCTTTCTCGTACTCTTCACCGCTTCTCTCAAGGGGGCCTCGCTTATCGTTTACGAATCCCCCAAGGCCCATTTCTTCATCAGTTAACGAGGGCTGGCAGTCTATCATCTTCCCCTCCCTCCCAGTCGTTTTAGACGATTGTTTTCGCCAGCTGATCGCGTATAGCGCCAAGGGTCTATCAAACCCCAAGCTCATTGTGTAGGCGTATTTTTCCCCTAACCTTTTCTGAGACGCTTCTGAGAGGGAAACTGAGCCACTAGCACCGTCTTGGCCTTCTAAATCAAGAAGTTCGCCTTTGTACTCGCAGATAGGCTTACCAGACAATATGTCTACCCCCGCAAATAAACCTACCCCTGCTCCCGGGACTTTGGAAACGCCTAGGTACAATTTGTCAGCTATGTTGTCTATAATTTTCATAATAATTCAATTCCCCCTTTCTCAATGCATTCTTTTGCTTTTCTCAATATGCTCTTTTTTAGATTTTTAATCTGCTTGTAGCCGGGCTTCCTGTTTTTTTCGTTTGACTTTAACCCTAGCTTTTCCGCCACATCGTCTTCTTCTAAATTTTTTATGTAAAGCCCCTCGTAAACTATCCATTCATTTGGCTTTAAAATCTGATTCATTTTAAAATGCATTAAATTAACATGCTTCTCGGTGTCTCCCGAGTTTACGGACTCTATCGAATCTGTTTCAAAAACATGATCTTCCAGTGAGAGGGGGATCTTGATGCTGTAAGCTGATTTCTTGGTTCTTTCCCACTTCGCATAGAGAGGGCAATCGTCACATTGTGTTTCGTATATTTTGCAAGAAGCTTCCCCTTCTCCTGCTTCGCATTTTAAACATGGCCTAGCGAAATTTCCATAATGGTTTCTTATTAGGTTTTTAATTTGATTAGATATAATCCTATTTAACCAAGGGCCTAGAGGTTTCTCCGTATCATACAGTGCCCATTTTTCATAAATGTGCGCCCTAATGATTTGAGAAACGTCATCATAGTCTATCCAGTTTAAGGACGTCAGGCTCCATTTTTTACTTCTCTTTCGTATCTCCTGATTGATGAAATCGTAACTCTCTTCAAACGTTGGCTTTTTTTTACGGGTGCTTTTGTTCATCCCTTTAGTTAGGTTTAACCTTTCTTAGGGGTCTTCTTTCTCAAAGCGCCAGCTTCTTTCGAAAAGTTTTCTAAGACCTCCTTTCTGTTTAGTTTCGGGCGGTTTATATCCATTTGGGGCGCGCCTTTTTCAGCTGTTCCCATTAGAGACCCTAAGGGCTCGCCCCTTACTTGTTCTGTGTGTATTTCAATGTCTAGCCCGTTAATAACTGGTACGCTTGTCGCGTCCGAGACTTCTTCGTCAACGTCCTCTTCTCCCGCGTTCGTCACGTTGGATCCAAGGCTTAATGACTCTCCGCAGCTATGGCAAAACTTCGGTTTGTTGTTCGCGGAAAATTCAACTTTTGATCCGCATTTTTGACAATAAACTTTCATACTAACCTATTATAACAGACGGTAAGAATCTTACGAAAATAAATGAAGTAAAAATTAAAAAAGTGTAACGTTAAAAATCTAAATATCTCAGGTATTCAGTAGGGGAATTAAACTTAATCAGAATCTCTTTCCCCAAGCACTCGGGGATATCTTTTACCCCAAACCCCTCATCTTGCGCATATTTCCATTTACTAAGGTTAACCCTATAGCAAGACAACAGGTTGTGAATCTCCTCTTCGAGTATAACCAAGCAAACCAGCTTTTCTCCGGAAGAAATAAAAGCTACGTTCTCCAACTGTGTTTCCATGATGGCGACGGGTTTTTCTTTTTTATCGGCCAGAGCCTTAAGGTTCTCAAACTCCCTCCTTAGCGCGGGATGCATCTATTCTTCCTCCGAAAATCGATGAATTTTTTTAACCAAAAACTTAACTAATTCTGACCTCATGATGTCTTCCTCCGAGAAATCAAACGTGTATATTCCCATATTAACGCTTTCTTCGTCTGAAAAAATTTCAGATAAACCCTCGAACCCTCCTCGTGAACTTTCGTTTTTTAAGTCGGTTTGCATTGGGTCTGCTAGGACAAAGCACCTGCATCCTTCACCCATCCTAGTAAGCACGGTTACGATTTCCTTCGCGGAGCTATTTTGAGCTTCGTCAAGGATAATGCACTTATGTTTCCAGTTCATGCCTCTTGCGAAATTAACCGGAAACATGGAGACTCTTTTTTGGTCTTCTAGCTTCTGAGCGTTACTCTCGGTTAACAGTTCTTCTAGCTTGTCGAGAAATGGAAGATTGTAAAATCTTAACTTTTCGTTTACATCGCCGGGCAGATAGCCTAAACCCTTATCGGAACTTTCCACAGCTGACCTTAGATACATAATATCTTCAGCAACCTTCATGTTTAAAAGTTGAAGCCCGCAATATACGGAAAGAAGAGTTTTCGCTGTCCCCGCCGGACCGTTTACAAAAACTATATTAGTAGAGGGATCTAGAGCTACCTTAAAAAATTCTTTTTGTTTTTCCGTCCAAGGGAACTGGTTGAGTTTAATTTGCTTTTTTATTGGATTCGGGGCTCTGGTGAGCTTATTAGCGCTTGACTCGCTTAAGTCTTCGGCTAACTCCCTAGCTCCACGAATCTTCACTTTGCCCTTAGCGGGGCTGCCTTTTTCTCTCATGGTTACCAAGAATTACACCATTTATTTAAATAATCCCTCATCATTCATCAACTGATCTATAATTGAGAAATTACTTTCCGAAGAGGACGAATAGTAACCTATTTTTATATTATTCTTTATGAAGAAGTCGCTATTGAAAGTGTCCCTATACATAGCGAAAGTCACAAACTCTTTCGAATGCTCTTTCTTGCAAATTTTAATTATTTTTTTGTAAAACGAACCCTCGGTGCCCTTGTAAGCTATAGACGATAGGCAAAATTTCGTTTCCATCCCTAACAGCTCGCTTATCCTAAAGACGCTATAAGCTGCTATATGTGAGATATTCTCGGACGGTAGCTTCACTATCTCTTTTACAACCGGGAACACTCTCTCAAAATTGGGAGACTCTTTGTATTCTGACGCGATTATTTTAAGTAGATTTCTTCTCCAGTTACCCACGGATACAACTAAATCACAAATTTTCTTACTACTTGCGCGCTCTTCTATGGGTACCCTGAATACGATTTTCTTTCCATTTTTTTTCAGTACAGTTTTGTTCACCCAAGATTTATCGTTGTAGTATGTGTCATCAGCAAAAACTACTTTATCCACCTTATTGACAACCTCTAAGTAGCTTTTGAAAGGAAAGAGGTTTGGTTGTAAAACTGTTATTTTCATTTTGCGTCAAAGAAAAACATGTGGAACAATCTTGAATTTTGCTTTTGGTCTCCGAAGTATTCGGAAGCGGCATGGATTAATTTCGCATCCCAGATTACAAGCCTGTTATAGACATTACCAACGACATCGACCACCTCTAAATCTGTCTTATCGTAAAAGTTATTCTTAAAAATTTCGAAAGATAAGTCGTCCTTGCTTCGGCCTATTCTTTCAGAATCCTCGTCTGTCGGAGAATGTAATAGCCCCGTACTCTTGCTCTTAAAGAAGGTGGTCCCACATGAGACTGGGGCATTTGGGGTAAGGAAAACAACGGCTGCATAAGTCTGTGCGTCGACGTGATACACCAATGAGTCTTCAGCGGTACAAAACTGGAACACCCCGTTCGCCCCTTGATCTTCCCAGCTCGTGATTTCCATTCGTAAAAGAGTCTCTAGAGTCTCCTTGATCCCGTCAGGAATATACTTGGACTCGGTTCTTTGCCCCTTGTGGTATTCGAGGTGAGGCGCGTATCCACGCGATAGAGCAAAATCTCTTATCTCGTCTGGGTTTTCGTAAAAGTCGTCAATGACTATCAGTTCTGGGTTTAACTTTTTTGAAATTTTGAAATCGACCGTTTTCTTTTCTTCTGTCAGAGACCACGCCTCCGCCCCTTCAATGTTGACAGCCTTTGTCCATGCTTTCTTTTTCAAAACCTCCAAGCATAGATCTTTTGCGTCTTTGAATTTTCGCGGAATAGATATAGAAAATCCCGAATTTAAGAAGTCTTTATTTTCGTAATGCTCCTGCACATCTTTCCGCTCTTTCCCGTATACGCCCACAAAGGACTCCTTACCTTTCGATAGTCTTACGTTGTCCACTTTGCTTGAGGCGGAAGCGCACCACCCAACAATATTAAGTTCGTCGTCCTGACCGTTCACGGAATCAACGTGAAGCTTGACGTCTTCTATCAATGTTTCATGCATAATATTTTACTGTTTTCTTGAGTCCTTGCTTTAGGTTTATTTTTGATTTCCATTTTAGCTCTTTTCTTATTTTTGAACTGTCTATAGCGTACCTGAAGTCGTGACCGGGGCGGTCTTTTACAAACGAAATATATTCATTAGGGTCCTTTTTTAATATTTTACAAAGCTCAGTAATTATTTCTAAATTAGTTTTCTCGCAATCGGAACCCACTAAGTAAGTTTCTCCGATTTTACCCTTGGTGAGAACTTTCCATACCCCAGAGCAATGGTCGTCTACGTAGATCCAATCTCTGACCTGATCTCCTTTTCCGTATACAGGGATAGGCTGGTCATCTAACAAAGAGTTAATCACCACGGGTATAAATTTTTCTCCATGTTGATTTGGGCCATAGTTATTGCAACAGTTGGAGATTGTCGCTTCGATTCCATGCGTATTAACGTACGCCTTTACCAAGAAGTCTGAAGCGGCTTTTGTCGCTGAGTAAGGGTTTTTTGGGTCGTAAGGGGTGTCTTCAGAGAATCTCTCTCCGTCTTTTGCGACACCGTAAACTTCATCCGTGGAAACGTGATGGAACCTAGTTTTGAATTTTCTTGCGGCCTCCAACAATGCATGAGTGCCGATGATATTAGAATCGACGAACTCTTTCGACCCCTTGATAGAATTATCGACATGAGACTCGGCGGCAAAATGAACCACATGAGTAATGTCATGCTTGTAAAAAGTATCATAGGTCTTGTCGTAATCTGATAAATTATATTTTTCCAAAAGGTACTTCGGATGTTTGCGAAAACTACTCGTGTTATCCAAGGACCCCGCATAGGACAAGCGGTCAACATTGATAAGTTTATTGATTCGTTTTTTGTTTATAACGTACTCTATGAAATTAGAGCCGATAAATCCGCATCCTCCTGTTACTAGTAAGTTCATTTTATAATATTGTATTTTAACGATCCATCTTCATAAAATTTGTCATGAAAATAGTCTACATCGTTTTCGTATTCTTCAAAATGATCAACGGAAACAAAAGAAAAACCTAAATCATTTTCAGAAGGATCTAGATATCTGTTTTCTTTTTTAAGCTTACTGTACTCACTATTTGAGTCATGGTCTCGTTCGTCAGTAATATGATAAGCAGGATCACTTTCTATAATGAATGATTTTTTTTGCATTATATTATCAAAAATTCTAAATAAATCAAAATCACAAAAAATAGGCGATCGCCACTTAACTTCTCCCCGCCCCGGAATCGATGTCCCCCAAGTATGACTTTGATCTCTTATTAATTGTAAACATGTTTTCCAGTCCTGTCTTCTTGATGTTACAAGGCATAGTTGGTTAAGCGTGCACCTAGAAATTCCAACGCCGCCCCAAGGCTTGGAGTTCCTTTCGTCTCGCTCGAAATATCCTATATCTTCTTTGCATAGGTCTTTAAGATCTTTTTTCATCCAAAGTGTCGATCTTCTTTGGGAAACTATACCTATGTCTTCATATTTATCGAAGAGTTCATGTTGTTTCTGTATCGACTCGCAA